CAATTGTAGGAGCTAGGTATGTTGGGGGAAACAAAGAGGTCTGTAAAACCTTTGCCGAGAGGATAAGTGGTTCGAGTCCACCCTCCTGCACATTATTAATGCTAAAGTGGTGGAATTGGAATACACAGGAGTTTTAGAAGCTCCCGCCTTAAACGGATTGAGAGTTCGAGTCTCTCCTTTAGTACAACATTGCCTTTTCGTCTAACTGGCAGGACGCTCGACTTTGAATCGAGAAATTGTGGTTCGAATCCACGAAAGGCAACTTTTATTGGTTCTGTAGCTCAACTGGTGGAGCAACTGACTGTCGATCAGAAGGATGAGGGTTCAAATCCCTTCAGGACCGCATGATAAATCATTCATTAATGGTTGTTTTAACTGTTAATGAATGATATTTAATACGTGAGAGTAGTTTAATTGGTAGAACGTTAGGTTGTGTCCCTTTTGGTAAGAGTTCAAGTCTCTTCTCTCACCCCATTTTAATATGTAGTTCTCTCGTAAGATATGTTTTAGGACCACTACATAAAGTATGTTACATATCAACATACTTATATATTCCTCAGTAGCTCAGTGCGCAGAGCAATCGGCTGTTAACCGATAGGTCGTAGGTTCGAATCCTACCTGGGGAGCATTTATTTTGTTATAAGAGATTTATTCATTATCTTGTAGATTAAATTCCTACAGATATATGAGATTTAAAGATACAGATGCTTTATCACCTGCATCTAACTACTTTCAAGAACATGGGGTCTATACAAAACTTGTAGAAGGAACCAAAGATTGGGTTAGATTTTGGGAAGAAGAAAGACGAAGATGTTTAGAAGGATATGAAGCAAATGGTATTCGGATTACTGGGTATCATTATTTTTATCTAAACTATTTTCGTATTGATAGAGCTGTAGAATACGAACATAATGGTCGAAAAGTTAAAAGAAGAGAGTATGATTTTCCTGATTTCTATGATGGAGATTATGATTTCTTCTGGACAGTAGAGATTGCAAGGTTTGGTATTTCAGAAGAGGAATATGATGAGCTTGAGTTAAACATCGACATTCATGAAGAAGATCTCAGAGGAGAAAAACAGCTTACCGTACTTAAAGCTAGACGTAAAGGATATTCATATAAAACTGCGTCAATGCTTGCTAGAAATTACTTTCACTTAAAACGTAGCAAGAACTTTGTATTTGCACATGATAAGAAGTATCTAGAAGGTGATGGTATATATCAGAAGTTTCTAGATGGAATGAGTTTCGTAGATCAAAACACACCTTTCGCACAACCTAGACTTATAGATAGACCTGCTCAAATGCTTATGAAAAGTGGGTATACTATTGTAGAAGATGGTATTGAATCAGAACGTGGGTTTCAATCTATGGTTCAAGGTGTATCACTTAAAGATAACCCTGATGGTGCTCGTGGTAGAGCTGGTGAGCTTATTCTGTTTGAGGAGATGGGTAAATTTCCAGGACTAAAGAAAGCTTGGGATGTAACTCATCACACTGTAAAAGAAGGATCTGACTCATTGGGTATTATGATAGCATTTGGAACAGGTGGTACAGAAGGGGCTGATTTCGCAGGTGCAGAAAAACTTTATTATAGTCCTGAAGAAAATGACTGTATACGTATTAATAATAAATGGGATGATGGAGCAGATGGTACATGGGCAGGATTCTTTGTACCTGTATACCAAAATCTTAGAGGTTTTATGGATAAGCATGGAAACAGCTTAAAGAAAGAAGCCATTGAATACGAGCAAAAAAACAGAGAGATTAAAAAGAGTAGTGGAACTAGTGATACTTATTCACAGCACGTAGCTGAACTTCCATTTATGCCCAGAGAGGCAATACTTACTTTTGACCTTAACATATTTCCTACACAAGAAATTGCTGCACAGAAAAATGTTGTTATATCTGAGAAGAAATACAATAGCGGTGTACCTGGACATATGTACCAAGATGCTGAAGGTAGGGTTAAATTTAAAATGGATGCAGATGCAAATCCTGTTTATAAGTTTCCTCATGGTAAACAAGATGATGTTGAAGGGTGTACTGTTATATACGAAGCACCAGTTAGAATAAATGGAAAAGTTCCAAAAGATCTATATGTCATATGCCATGATCCTTTTGCACAAGATACTACTACAACAGGTATTTCACTTGGATCAGCATATGTACTTAAACGTACAAATGACTTCTCTCATACTTATAATGAGTGTATTGTAGCAAGTTATGTGGGAAGACCAGGTTCTCAGGATGAATATAATCGTAACTTATTTATGCTTGCAGAGTATTATGGAGCTAAAATAGGTTTTGAGAATGATCGTGGAGATGTTATTGGTTTTGCTAAAAGATTTAAGAAACTTGAATATCTTGAAGAACAGTTTTCATTTCTTGATAAAAAAGAGCTACAAGGTAACACACGTAGACCTTATGGTATGAATATGACTAAAGCACGTAAAGAACAAGGAGAAATTTACATACGTGATTGGTTACTTACACCTGTGCAAAAGTTTGATGATGGGAAAGAAATACTTGTGTTACATACAATAACTGATCCTGCTTTACTAGAAGAGTTGCTAAAGTTCAATAAAGATGGTAACTTTGACCGTGTGATGAGTATCATGATTGGAATGTATCATTTAAAAGAAAAGTTTAATAAAAAAGTTAAAGAAGTCAGAGAAGCTCCGCATAAAGAATTCTTTGATAGATTATACAAATAAAATAAATTATGGAAAGTACTACAAATATACCTAGACAAGCATTACCTGATTCAGAAAAGAACCAGGAATGGAGAGAAGAAACAGTTGAAGCTTACATTAAACAAGCTAACTTTAAGCTAGGTGCAAATAGCTATAGGCAGTGGCTATTAAAACTGTATGATTATTATAACGGAAAGATTGACAATTCTGATTATTCATATGTACTAGAACCATACGGAAAGAAGAGAGAAAATTTTCCAGCTGAAATACGTAACTATAATATTATTAAGCCTTCAATAGATTTACTTATTGGAGAAAAAGCTAAACGACCTTTTAATTGGAATGTTATTGTAACATCTCCAGATGTAGTTACTATTAAAGAGCATGAGAAAAATGAACAGGTAAAAGAAAATCTTTACCAATGGTTTGTAAATAGACTTAATGAAAGTGGCTTTCAAACAGGTATGGAATCTGAAGAAGAGATTGAACTACCTGAAGAGATTGAAGCTATGTTTGAGCGTAATTGGAAAGACAATAGAGCTATTATGGCTCAACAAGCACTTAATTACCTTATTCCATATCTACGTTGGTATAATAAGACACAAAAAGGTTGGAAAGATTTTCTTGTATCTGGTTATGCTTTTTCTATTCGTGATATTAATAATAATGAACCAGCTTATGAGATACTTAATCCTCTTGATGTAGATTTTGATAAAGATCCTAATACAGATTTTGTTGAAGATGGTAACTGGGCTGTAGTACGACAACTAGTTAGTAGAAGTAGTGTTATTGATCACTTTAGAAAGCAACTGACACAAGAACAAATTGAAAGACTTGAATCACCACGTAATACTAATCGAGATGTTTTCTTTTGGTATAATCAAGATGAACAGATTTTTCACGATGAGTGGGATTCATATACTGAGATGGTTAAAGTGTTTTGGAAATCAATTCGTAAAATTGGATTCAGAACATATGAAGATGAATTTGGAGAAGTATTAGAGGAAGTAGTTGATGAAAACTACGAGTTTAATCCTGAGACAGATTTAGATTTAGAATGGGATTGGATCAATGAAGTGTGGGAAGGATATCGAATTGATGGAGATATGTATCTTGAAATTCAACCTTACGCACACCAAAGAGCTTCTATTGATAATCCAAGTAAATGTAAACTACCAGTTAATGGTAGAGCATACTCTGATCGTAATTCAAGTAATATATCCTTAGTTGAACTAGGGATTCCTTATCAGTTGTCATATAACATTTATAAGTATAGACTAGAAAATGCTATAGCAAAAAGTAAAGATATTCTGGCAATGATGGATATCAATATGATTCCAGAAGGTTGGGATATGGATAAGTTTCTTTATTTTGTAGAAGCTACAGGTATAGCTTGGGTTAACTACCAAAAAGAAGGTGTACAATTTAATCCACAACATCAAGGTGTTATGGACTTATCTATTAAAACAATAGATCAGTACGTTAATCTTCTTAGATTCATTAAAGAAGAATGGGAATATCTTTCAGGTATTACTAGACAACGTATGGGAGAAATGTCTCCTTATGAAGGTAAAGCTACCTCTCAACAAGCTATTGTTCAATCTTCTCATATTACAGAAGATTATTTCCGTAAATATGCAGAGTTTGAGGAAAGAGATCTCCAAGCAATTGTAGATTATTCTCAGCTCGCATGGATAGATGGTAAGAAAGGAGCTTATATAACAAATGATGGATTACAAGAATATTTAGATATTGATCCTGATACATATACTCATGCTGAATTTGGAGTATTTGTTAAGGATGCATCTGTTGAACAAGAGAAACTTCAACAACTTAAAGCACTTGGACAAAGTATGGTTCAAAATGGTGCTCCAATTTCTGTTATTGCAGATATTATTGATAGTGATAACTTTATTGAAATTAAAGATCGTATTGGTAAAGCTGAACGAATGATGCAAGAACTTGAAGAACAAGCTGCTCAAATGGAGCAAGAACAGCAGCAGATGGAGATGCAAGAGAAACAAGAAGATAGACAATTTGAAGCTGATCAAAATGAGCGTGATCGTCAGAATAAGATTAATATTGAACTTATTAAACAACAAGCTAAAGAAGATGATAATCAAGAATTACTTGATTCTATAGAAGAATTTAAAGTTCATATGGATGCAGAACTTAAACAAAAAGAATTGAACGAAAAAGAACGCTCAAACAAAGCACAAGAGCGACTAAAAGACAAAGAAATTAGTGTTAAGAAACAACAAGCTAGACAGAAGAAAAGCGATTAATGTTATATAATGTTTTTTATTATATTATTATAAGAAATTTCTTGACATTACTTTAAAAAAACTATAATTTAACATATAAATAAAGAAACAAATGAGTAAACCTAAAGAAGAAGAAGAACTAACAGTAGATTTCTGGGATGAGGTCGAAGATGAAGTAGACGAGGATATGGCTCTAGAGGATGAAGATCAAGAAGAAGAACTGGATAGTCCAGATACTTCTGAAGATCAAGAAGAAGATGAGCCTTCTGACGATAATCAGGAAGATGAACAAGATGAGGATGATCAACAAGATGATCCTGATGGTGAAGAAGAAGAAGAACCTGAAGATGATTCGGTTGTTGGAACTATTCAACGCCAACTTGGATATGAATTTGAAGAAGAGTTCGAAGACTCTGAAGAAGGAATCCAATTACTTGTAGAAGCTGCAGGTGACAAAAAAGCTGAAGAAGCTTTAAACAGTTACTTTGAACAGTATCCTGATGTACAAGAACTATTAGAATATCGCAGAATGGGTGGAGATCCTGATAAGTTTTTCCAAACCCGATTTCCTGAAGTAGACTATTCCGAGGTTGAATTAAAAGAGGAAGACGAACGACAACAAGAACAAATCGTTCGACAAGAACTAAAACAAGTACGTGGATACTCTGATGAGGAGATACAAGCGGAACTAGAAGATTACCGTAACGGTGGTATCTTAGAAAACAAAGCTAAGCGTGCTCTTTCTGCACTTAAAGTCAAGCAGCAAGAAGAAAAAGAAAGTCTTCTTGAAGAGCAGAGAGAAACACAGCGACAGCAGCAACAGAAAATTGAAGATTACTGGAATGGAGTTAAAGAGACACTCAATAAAAACACACAGTTTAACGGTGTACGAATTCCAAGCAGTGATAAAGATAAATTTTATGAATATCTTCATAAACCTGTAGAAGATGGTAAGTCGCAAGCAATGTTGAAAGCTCAGGAAGCTGATCTTGAAACTAGACTTGCAATTGATTATTTGCTTTATAAAGACTTTGATTTTAGTGGTCTGGTAGACAGACGAGCTAAAGATAAGAATGCAAAAACTCTTAAAGAACGATTGCAGAAAGCAAAACTCAATAAGAAGACTGAAACATCTTCTGATGATGATTACACAGAAGAGCTTGACTTGATTTAACCTTTAAAATAATTTATAGAAATGCCGAAATCAGAACCTAGAATTTACGCAAAACGCACGAAATACAACGACTCACAGAAGAGTGATGTAGCTAGTATCTCTGCTGCTTTGCTTAACCAGCCAGAAAAATTATCTCCTCTACTTACCTTTTTAGGTGGTAAAGAAGATCAACGTTTTCCATTGTCTACCCTTACTGAAGGTGTAGGAAATGTACGAGCTATTGAGCAATTGGAGTATGAATATGACGTTATGACGAGATTGAGAAAAACTCGTCCTATTGCAGTTACTCCTTCAAATACCGATAACCTTGGACAAGGTGGAGCGCTATTTAAGCTAACCTTCCCAGATAAGTGGTTTATTAAAGACTACATTCTTGTATCTAAAAGTGGTGTACAAGCTCGAATTATGAGTGAACCTACTCCTAATGGTAAGAATTGGGATTATAGTGTACGACTAGTAACTCCAGATAGCAGCGCAACTATGCCTGCAGAGGATGTTGAAGCAGGAAGTCAATTTGGTAGTCTATTTGCAGCTGTCGGTCTAGATTGGTCAACAGGAAATGCAAGTAACTGGGAAGCACCAGCAAAAATCCGACATAAGCTTACTACAATCCGTAAGTCTTATCAAATGTCTGGTAATGCTAAACACAACGTAGTTGAAATGGGACTTCCTACGAAAAGTGGTAAAACCTCCAAATACTGGATGGACTTTGAAGAGTGGCAATATATGCTACAATGGAAAGAAGAATGTGAGATGTATTATTGGTATGGTGAGCAATCATACAATGATAAAGGCTCAACTGAAATGAGAGATGAAAATGGTCAACCAGTAATTATTGGACCTGGACTATTGGAGCAGATTCAGAATAAGGAAACTTACTCTGTTCTGACAGCGAATAAGATTAAGAATGTTATTCGAGATATCTTTTATGGAATGAGTGATGGACAAAACAAACAAGTTACTCTCTACACAGGTATTGGTGGAGCAGACGAGTTTGATAAAGCAATGAAAAGTGAACTTGATACAAATTCTTATCGTCAATTTAATGATGGTAAATTTGTAAGTGGTAGCGGACGTAATCTGGAATTATCTGGATTCTTCACTACTTACCAACACGTTGATGGTCATGTGGTACGAGTAGTTAAAGTACCTCTGTTTGATCACGGTGCTGTTGCACAAGCTTCACGTAAGCATCCAAGAACTGGGCTTCCTCTTGAGAGTTACCGAATGGTCTTTGTTGATCAAAGTAACTACAATGGAGAACCTAACTTGCAGATGGTTACACGTAAAAACCGAGAGATGCTACGATGGGCTGTTGCAGGATCTACGATCCCAACTGGATTCCCAGGTAACGATCTCCGAGCGAGTGACATTGATGGTGCAAGTGTTCACTTCCTTAAGGTAGCAGGTATTATCCTTAAGCGATTTGATACATCACTTGATATGCAATGTGTTATCGAATAAGATAACTAAGTATTTATACCAACTCCTCTGTTATGGGGAGTTGAGTATTTTTATTCCCTAATTTCCCTGTATATCAAATGTTAGGGTAAAGATTTTAACCCAGTAGTACAGATTAACTGTATGAACTAAAACATAAAATACATAATGAGCGAAATTAAAGAAGTACAAATTAGACGAAGAGAAACAGCAAACTATTTGCCAGCACCTATTACTGCTAATAGTACAAAGTACTTATCCAGTGTTTATTCTGGACAAGGACCTTTACGAGGTATAGAAGGTGATATGGAAAAGAAAATTCTATCTGATTATTTAGGTATGGATGTCGATGAAGATAGTCTACCTAGAGCAATGAGAGAATTTTGGGCAGATATGCGTGTTCCAATTCCACAGGAAGGTAAAACGTTAAATATTAGTACAGATGATAACGATATGCCTTATAATCCTATGGATTATATTACATTTAAGTTTGCAGAAAAGCATCCGCATGTAGCAGATAATGAAGATGGTATGCTTGCAGATAGTAAAAAGCAGTTTTATATCTATGACTTTGAAGAAGCTGTTGATAAACAGAATCGTAAAGTTAGCTTTAAAAAGAAAGCTTACTCTGAACTTATTAAGATTGGAGAAGATGAAGAGAAAATTGATCGTCTTATTAGATTACTTACAGATACAGAGCCTAAAAACTTGACTCTGAAGTCTAAACAAAACGAACTTGATAAAATTATTGAAGCTGACCCAAAAAGGTTTTATATTGTAGCAACAGATAAAGACCTAGAGATTAAAGCTATTATTTCAGAAATGGTTACTCACGGAGTAATTAATAAGTATGGAAATCAATATTACTTTATTGAAGAAAAGCTTGGTGACGATCTCGAAGAAGCAGTATTATTCTTTAAAGATAAGAAGCGGTCTGAAGATGTTACTAGAATGAAAGCTAAACTTCAAGAAGCTAAGAAAACGAAATGAACATAAGACAAATGCATGTTGGCGTTAACTTGGAAGTACAAAAAATTGCTTCCAATCTTAACGATGATTTACTTCCACAAGAAATAGATTATTATCTCAATGAGGCTGTTGATGATTTTATAGAGCAACAATATGTTGCTATGAAGTCTGAGGATAGAAATCTTGAGGGTCAACATGTTAATGATAATTTGATTAAACTTATATCTACAGCGGAGATTTCAAATCTCTCTGCTGTTGAATATATACCAAATAGTATGAAAGGAAGTATTCCTGGAGACTATAGATACTATATTTTTTCAAAAACAAAAAGAGATGGTAAGTGGGTAAACAACAGGAAACTTGAACCCAAAGCTATCAAACAATATGTTGAAACAGCTACAAATATTCCTATTTACAGAGAATTTCCTATTCTTTTAGAAGGGGAAAATATTATTGTAATAGGTGATAGTAGAGCTGATTTTGATCCAAATACTGAAATTCGTCTTACATATGTTAAAGAACCTGAAAAAATTGAATTTCCAGGTGATGGAAATGATTATCCATCTTTTCCAAATAATACACATAGGCAAATTGTTAAAATGGCAGCAGGTAAAATTCTGCAATCACTTAACATTGGGCAACAACAACCACAAGGAGAGTAATGGATATTAAACAAATGCAATATGAGTTTCAGATTCAAATGAATCAGTTTAATGAAGCTCTTCAATTAGATAGTGATGATGTAGAATATTGGCTTAATAAAGCACAAATAGATCTTATAAAAGAAAGATACAATGGTGTAAATAGACAAAGAAGAGGTTTTGAACAATCTCAAGAACGCATAGATGATTTACGTGTACTTATTGAAAGAAATAAAGAATTAGATGCTTCTTATAAAGAAGATTCTGGTACAACAGACTTTGAAGCAGATAAAGTTTTATTTCCACAAGACTATATGTTTCTTATTAGTCAAAAAAGTAAAGTTAAATATAATTATCCTGAAATTGATTGGACAGAAAACGCACAAGGTAAAAGAGAAGGGAATGGTACTTTAAAAGTAGTACATAATAGGGTTTCACAAAGTGATGATATTTACAATTTACTTTCTGATCCTTTCAATAAACCTACTCCTAGTTCACCTATAGCTGTTATTTCAGACGAAAGTATTTATGTTTTTACTGATAAAACTTTTATTGTAGATAAGATATTAATTGATTATCTTAGACTACCAAGAGAGATGAATATTAGTGAGGAAGTCGATTGTGAACTTCCTTCTCATCTACACAAAGACATTATTCAAAGAGCAGTAGATGCTTTTTTGAATAACACACGAGAACTAAAACAACGTTTGCAAAGGGAAACTCCCACAGCGAACGAACAACAAAATGAGACAGAACAATGAGTAAACAACTATTAGTAAACAACGCAAATGCTGTTCCTGCAGCTGATGAAAATGTAAACTCTCCTGCAGATCTTGCAGAAGGACGAGTTGCAGCTTTTGATGCAGACAACTTTGCAGGTGGAACACTAGACCTTACTGCTCCTGTAGAAGCAGAGAATATTATCTTTGCACAAGGTGCTGCTGAGGGAGAAGATCCTATCATGAGTCAAGCTTTTAAAATTTCTGATATTAAAGCAGAACAAGTTAATGAGCAAGAATATGTAGCCCCTGTCGCACAGACAACTACTTTGACTCCTGAAGCTGGAACAGGCTTTGCATACGTTCGTGTAGTTCGAGTAGATGCTGGCTTTAAGCCACATGAAAGAATTACTGTTGAGGTGAAACTTGACGATAAGACTCCTGCTGAGATTGCAGAAGAGCTTGCGAATAAAATTAACAAAGCACGACCAAATTTTGTGACTGCTTCAGAAGATACTGGAACACTGGTTATTACTGGTGAACTTGGAACTTCTTTTGAAACACAAACCGATAAAGAAGCAGTAGGATGGGAAATTGAATCAACTGCTCCAAACTTTGGTAATGGTACGTATGAACAAGTGAAACATATTGAAGAAATTGCATACGGTGGAAACTACACAAACAGAATATATCTGCCTGTAGTACCTGCAAGTTATGTAGAAAACACTGACTATGATCTATTTACAGTTCGTGTTCCTACTAACACCACACCGAATATTTCAAGTGCTAATAAGTATAAAGACTTGATTATTGCAGTACATAATGCTGCAACTGGAATTGATCTTCCAGTATTCTTTGGACATGAAGAACCATCAGCCTAAAAAGTAAACATTAACTAATTAACTAGGGAAAGGCATTAAGTTGCTTTTCCCTTTTTTATTACCTATACTTTTCGTATTTTAATACATTACTCAATTCACTTATAGAAAATGTCTAAGTTTACCGAAAAAGATAGAGAACTCTTAAATATTGTAGATCGTAGAATAAGACGATCTTTCCCTTCTATTTTTACACAAGAGTTAAAAACTCCTGTAATAGATACTGTATTAGATAATGTTACTGAAGATATAAATCAAGCTATTACTGAAGCATTTAATGATGCTGATTTTTATGATGGTACAGAAATAAAATCTATTAATGAGGGGTTAGTAAGTGGTCTTGAAGAAACAATTAATGAAAGAAATTATTTTAATGAAGAATCATTAAGTGATACTGAAAATGCTCTTAACAATGCTTTATCTGGCAAAGTTGCATTTGATGAACAGTTCAATAAAGTTACAATAACTGAAGAGAATGGAATTCTTATAACAGGTGAGCATAATTCTGAAGATGTAGCAAGAATTAATCTTAGAGGTGTTGGAGAAACTTCTGATAATACTAACTTTGCTGGTATTCATATACAGAAGAACCTAAATCCTTCTGGTACAGCTGATTGGAAATCAATGTTTTGGGCTAATACTGAAGGTGATCTTTTCTTAGAAGGTAATTTACAACCTGGTTCTATTCTTACAGGTACAACTGAAGAAGGAGTTATTATTGATCCTGAACTTGGTGTAGCTGTTCTTAGTAATGATGTAAGAATTACACTTAATGGAGCTTCAAATAGCCTTGGTGATGATTCTTACGCAGGAATTAGTGTACAAAAAAGAATAAATAATACAGGGGTTGAAGCAGACGATTGGCAACTTAATTTTTATACTAGCCCTGAAGGAGATGTATTTTTCAGAGGTAATGCTCAATTAGAAGATGGGTCACTTCTTGTAGGAACCAATGAAGAACCAGTTGTATTCATAAGTCAAGAAGATACTTTTGATGGAATTGTTGTTACTGGAGAAAGTAGTAGAACAATTATAGGTGAGGGATATGAAAACCACAATACTACATTTGCTGGAATAGCTATAGAAGGAAAAGATGAACAAGATAATTGGATCTCTAATTTTTATGCTGATAGTGATGGTAATGTATTTCTTAGAGGAGAAATACAAGCTAATAAAGGTTTTCTTGGTGATCTTGAAGTGCAAGGAATACTTCAATCATCTAATTATGTTGAAAATGAAGA